ATTCGGCTTCAATCTCTACGCTGCCGCCGGAAGTAACCTTAATCTTTAAGGCATGGTTCTCGCCATCGTAACTGAGTTCAGTTTCGTCAGCCATTTTAACGGTCATTAAATGGGCTTTACGATCGTATTTAATAGCCGTTTTATCTTCAAACTCCATGGCATAAACGTCGGCTTCCGTCTGATTAGGCAGATCGGCTTCCGAGTAAATAGCTCCTAAAATGCAACCGTCTTCAGCGTCTTCGTCCATAAGGACATAGACTTGCTCATCTACATCGGGCATGTGGAAGTGCTTATTCTTCAGGGTATTTGTTTGGAGCACTGACAGTTCATAGCTATCTTGATCGTCATACTGAGGGAAAGTAACAATTGCTTTACCTTTATCGGGCAAAACTTCTTTAACTATGCCAACACGTAATTCTGCAGCCATTTTTCCTCCCTAAATGTAGATGTGCATGTGATCGCCAGTTTTATAGGTACTGTCGTTGACATACTCGTTGTACGTTTTGAAACCGACAGATTGGGCTAAACTCTCTAAAACGTAGGATTCTTCAGCGCTTATGCCGTCAACGCCACAGTCAATAGCTCTTCCATCGGGATGGGCTTGCGAAGAATGCTTACCTTCAGTGGTGCACGAAACCCAAAAAGGTTGCCCCGGCCAACGTTTGTGTACAAGTTTTTTAAGCTTATTAAAGCAAGCGGCCGTTTCATTCCTGACATCATGAGAAGTGCCGTCATCATCAACTATATGCGTCCAACCATTGGGATTTTTAACGCTGGGCTTGCCTGTTTTTTTGGCTTTTTCTTCTTTAGGATCGTCAGCTTTTAGCTCATTGCGAGCCACTTTAAGCACTACTATCCATCCACTAGGGTCTATTGTATGTGCCGCTTCGGATACAGTATAAACGCCGGATAATAGACCAAAACCGCTTAAATTAAGTTGGACACCGGCTACATAATAGTGCTGACCAATTAAGGTTAATGATCCAGTGACTTGTCTCTCATTGCGAGCGGTCAAAGCGGCTTTGGCTAGGGCCTTAGCTTGTTCGGCATTTTCCACTCGTCGAGTAATAATCAGCTCATCCCCAGTTTTAAGGCCTTTAGCTTGCTCGGTATGGCAAATGAACTTTTTGCTCGCCGGATCCCAGCTACGCACTGTACAAGCTTTATAAATTTTGGATGTTTGGTCTGTAAAAGTATACTTTGAACAATGCTGGGGAGTAATTTCCAACGAAGAGCTATCTTTTTTGACTTTATCCTTTTTGCAGAAAATTAACTGTTTGTTTTTTACAGCAAAGTAATAGCCAAAATCTTTGGCTAATTTTTCTAAAAAGGCATAATCGCTGACGTCTTTTTGAGTGCGTCTTTTAACCGTTATTGACTCAATCTCACCTTGTACTTTTAGCCCATGAGACTCGGCTATTTGCTGCACGATTTGCTTAAGAGTTTTCTTCTCGAAAGCAGCGTTCTTCTTGGTGTTCAGGTCTTGCGATACCACCCCAGATATGGCGCTAATATCTATTATATCCGGTTTGCCACTTATAGTAATTTTATCAATGAAGCACTTGGCTTTTATAGATTTTTCTCCAGCGTAGCCGAACTCTAAAGACAGCTCATCCGTTTTAATGGGATACCAATCGCCACGCCATTTACTTTTGCTATCGTCAAGATGTAGCGTTATAGAGTCTTGACTATCTAACTTGTCTGTATAATCAATCTTGGTTATAAACTCAGACAACGTGGTAGTTACATCTTTTTGGCCAAATTTGAGTTTGACTTGGAGAGTGGGAATATCTATAACCATGGCGGTAAGTCTCCTTTGTCTTGGGCGTCAAGTTCGTCTTCTTGCAAAATAGGGATCTGGATAATCGTTCCCGCAGGCAAAATTGAAGTGATGGGAATATAAGGATTGGCGCGTATTATCGGTTCATAGAGCGTGGGTATACCGTAAAATTTGTAAGCTATTTGATCCCAGCGCTCGTCATCTATGGTTTTGTATTCCAGATACTCTGAAGTGGCAGAATATTCGTCAGCCATTTTGACGCACTATCTCCTTTGCTGTGGTTGCCTTCTCAGTCTTCTTTTTGCCGGAAGTTTTGGGCGCCGAAGAGCTGGGCGTTTTCTTTTGAGCTTTAGCGGTAGTATTTTTCTTGGAGTCTTTTACTGCCGGAGCTTTCTTTTTGGCCACTTTCTCTTGCGGAGGCACATACTCTATAAGTGTGAGCCGGATTTCAGCTTCCAGCATGTTGCCCTGATTGTCAGTACGTTTGTAGATAAGCTCAAAAGACTTGATTAAATAGTTGCCAAAATTGGCGCCGCTAGTCA